TTGCAACAATTTTAGCTGCAATATAGTTTTTACCAGCAGTTACAACGAGGTTTGGTACATCAAACTCAACGACTTCTCCAGTCGCTTTAGTGTGAGTAACATGGACCATACCAGTTGCTTTTAGTTGTTCAGTGATTTGTTTTAGATTCATAGAGATCTCCTATTATGTTTAATTAAGTGAAGGTTTGTTCTAAACCGACACTGTATTCCTCGGAATAATAATCTTGGGCTTGGTAGGAATTCATCCAAACCTTGCCTGCCTCTGTAAGCGTCCCTACAGTTAATGTCTCCAGATATTTATTCGTGCTATGAGCAAGAGTTTCAGAAATAACTGAAGTATCTGATAATGATTTACCAATATCAAATGTATATGTTGTATCTAACATTCCACTGTAAGATGTCGATAATGATTTACCTATATTTTTCACAGTAGATGTACTTTGCATCGTAACCGATTGTCCTTCGGCTACTCCATCATAATTTAAAGAGCTACCATTAATACCCAAAGTTGTTGCTAAAGTTGCAGCTTCAGATGGACTGGCTGATTCTGAAAATTCTTGGAATATAGACTTAACGAATGTTGAATCAGATGGTGTATCAATAGTGTCAGAAAGTGTTTTACCAATTGTTAGATCTGTAGAAGAATCTGTAGAAACAAAAGAATCTTCTAAACCGATACCAAGAGATTTAACTAATGATTCTAACTCAAGACTTAAATCATATTCATTGGTGATTTGGAATTCCCCAAATAATGCCATGCCTGCAGGGTGTAACATAGTTTTAACTGCAGATTTATATGACGATAGTCTTTCATCAATCTTAATCACATAAGAAAATGCCTGATAATAACGAGAATCTTGAATAAAGATACTATCACTTACGAATCCATTATTAGATTCAAAAAATCCTGGATATTTAACTAAAGCACCTAAACTAATTGATACGACAGCTGGATCATCTGATGCTACTTGTGCATTTCTGAAATTTAAAGAAAATTCACGAATAATAGAACCAGCATATGTTGCGTCTACATATGCATAGTCAACATAGTCGCCCATGTTAACATAACCCTGCTCGTTAAATCCTTCTGTTCTATCAGAAAGAGTTGGAACAAATGTATATGCTTGTGTACCACCTGGAGCATATAGAGAACCAACACTTCGTTTGTTTCTAAAAACATAACTGCCAGAATAATTGCTGGTGATGCCCAAATCATGTTCTGCAGGTAATCCAGTTAATGTTAATGATGTAGTGCTAGCAATAGTTTTAACAACACCAACTAATTCTGGGGTTCCTGCTGTGGTCCATATCTCATCGCCAACTGCTACACCACCCACTTGACCAAAATTTGTTCCAGTTCCAGTTACAGTAGTTGAAGATGTAGTCGCAGATATTGTACCAGCACCAGCAGATTCATAAGTATTATTTTGCGTAAGTGTTGAAGATCCAGCGATATTAACTGTACTTGAAGAAATAACATCGTTAGACGCAAGAATTGATAGAGCAAAATTCGCTGTATATCCTAGTCCAAACTTAATAAATTCTGCATATTTAATACCACCAGTTGGTGTGACAGCAGTGACCTTCATTAAAGCACCAGTGCCTGCACCTGATCTCAATTCAAAAACTTGCCCAACTCTAAAGTTTTTTCCTTCTTGTGTTATTTCTAAATTTTGAGTAGCAGGTACAATTCTTGCTTGAAATTCATCTTTATACTTAATTAAATCTCCTGGATTTATAACACCAAAAAATCTTTTATCTAAAAAGAATTCATACAGTTCATTAGAAAAAATTAATGAACTATTAACTGTACCGATATTTGCTTTACTAAGTGTAACAACATTACCTAAAATAGAAACGACTTTAGTTCCACCAGCAATACCACCACCATTTTGCGGTGCAGTGACTAACTGTCCTATTTCTATACCAGTAGTTGTAGAAACTGTCACAGTATTCGCACCAGAAACTCCAGTTGCTGGAATTTCATATGATTTACCAATTTTAACTATACGATCTACTTCACCAATTAGTTGTTCTTTTTTATCAACAAGAACTCTAAGAATTCTACCAGCAGTTTGAATATCAACTAATTTTCCAACAACATCATCTGCATCGCCATAATCAACCTGAGCGAAAATTGAAATTTCTTGATTCCAACGACCATCGGATGCAATAAGCATCGAGCGACCTGGATATACTAACTCTACATTTTTACCATATAAAAGTTTAAATAGTAATTTATATGATGCTTCTGAACCCTTAGAAAGATATTGATCTTTAATTCTTGATAATAGAAATCTTTCATCTTCAACAACAATTGGTAAATTATGTGCTAATTCTTTTTTAAATTGTGCAACAAACTGTTCTAGTGTTGTATCAATATCACGAATTTGTTTAAGGTCTACACCATTTCGCTGCATGTATTCATAATATGCCTCTACGAATGCAACAAATGTAGGATAATCTTCCCTGATATGCTCAGGGAGTTGTCTATTAACAACAGACTGTATCGGTGTTCTTTTAGTTAGTGGTGCAACCATTATGATCTAATAGATTTAAAGTCGTAGTTATAACCTGCTTGAAGGTCGCCATTAATTGTATTATCAGCGATTGCTGAGACAGTCAAATATGTTGGATCGATTTGAACGATCTGATTTAATGCTGATACAACATCATATGATTCTGGTTTTACTTGCCACTCAAAGAATGGACCATCTAATGCACGAATTGTTAAACTTCTAACAGTTACAGATCCTGTCTCATAATTAATAGTTCCAATAGTTGGATTTACAATAACCTTTTCAAATGCTGTATTAGTGTAATATAAACGAACATTACCCTTAGCGTCATCATCAAGATAGTGAATCTCATTACTATTTGGAATATAGAAACCAGTAGTACCAAACACTTCACCTTGTTTACCACCATCTTGAGAAATAGGATTAATAAGGTTTAACAGATATTGTGTTGGAATATTATATGTCACTTGGTGTGGATGACGAATCATAATACGAGTAATATTATTTGTGATGCATGGATCTGCTTCATCAATAACACGAACTAGTTTTGAATATCTTAGCACTGAATCGAAACGAGAAAGTTCTGTGTCATTATAGGCTAAAATTGCATCTTTTACTAAAGTTTCAATTTGCGATGGTGTTTTGGTTGTTGCTCTTGGATTATAATATACAAATGATGTAACTTTAATATTAAAAAATTCTGGATCTACTAATTCTGGAGTGATTGAAACAATATTACGAGACTCTAAAATATTATTTCTAATAAACTCTTTTTGTAAATTAGTTAACTTACTGGCTTCTTTTGGTTTAACACAGATAAATGTTTTACCATATACTGGAGGATTATTATCCTCACCACCCCAAACAGAAATTGTATCTGCTTCTGGGAAATTCTTTAAAATAATCGCTGCATAGTCATCAGGTGTCACTGCACGATTTTGAGCAGCATAGTATTTTGGTGCATTAAATTTAATTTCTGCAATTGTCTCAGACTCAGCACCACCAGAAGCTGGAGCAGAAGCAATTACAGTCAAACTACTACCTGCAATTGTTGAACCACCATAGGTAAAGTTTGTTGCGCCATTTGGTGCATCTAGTGAAGAAACCATATAGTCAAATGTAACCACATTACCATTTGATAATGCCTTGCCTAGATTATCATTGCCAAAAGAAATTTCATACAAACCATCGTCAATCTCTTTTAAGAAATACGCATGTGTAAGTTCTGTTACTTCTGTTAAATCTTCTGCTCTAGAGAAAACTTCATAAACATCTGAAGATGCAGTTTCTTGAACACTAACTGTTAGTGTGCTTAAATCTACATTAGCGTTTGGAATAATATAACGAACACCTGGAGCAACTGTGTACTTGTATTGAAGCGGAGTACCCTCGCAAAGTGTTAAATTTCTAAATGTATATGCACCATTTGATAAACTAACTGTCTGTGCACCAAGATTGTAAAATGTGTAGGTAACATTATCAATAGATGTTGTAAATGGTTGAAGTCTTGGAATTGTTACTGTAGACGGAAATGATGTTGGAGCAGTGACTGTAGCATTTACAGTGGCTCTTGAACAACTAGCAGATCTTGGAACATATCCGAGCATTTTTGCTAAAGAAACAACAGACGCTCTTTTACTTGCTGAATCAAGGAACATCTCGTTGACAGCAAGATTATTGTAGATAGCATTATAGTGAGTATTATATGCTAGGACATCTAGTAATGTAGATAGACCAGAACCCTCAAAGTCATAGTCAGAAAATTCAGACTGTCCTTTTAAAAAGTTCTTTAAATTTGTTTTAATCGCATCAAAGTCTAGTTCACCGACTTGGATTCTTTTATTGTTATTAGCCATTTATCGAGTTCTCTCTAATGCTAGGTCGAGAGTTATTGGTCTCTCGGTATTTACAATTTTAAATTCTAATGTTACATAGACTGCGTTAGCGTCTATAGAATCGTTTACTGATACATCTAAAATCTCAACTCTTGGTTCAAAGTTATTAATTACATCTACTATCGCTCTTTGTAACATAACCACAAACATTGGACCAACAGGTTCAAAAAGAAGTGCACGAATAGGAGAGCCGATTTCGCTATGAAATGGTCTCTCAAAGTTTCTAGTTAGAAGAAGATTTCTAACAGACTGTTTAATTGCATTTTCGTCGTTTCTGCGTGTGATATCTTTAGTCACTGGATGTGCAGTGAAATTAAGGTCGATATCTGAGAAGATTCTTGTAGTTCGTGCCATATTCTTTATTTAGTTTACTCTATGAAAGAATTTGGGGATCCCTCTGCAATTGCGTCCCCACAAGCAATATTATCACCAATTCTTGCAGCCAAAAATCCCTCAATATAGGTTTTGCTGGCTCCAGAGGATGGAGATCTAGCATTACCTCCATGACAAACGATACCACAACAGTGAGTGGCATGTTGACAGGAAGTATCTACCACAGATGCTTTAATCCCGTTAAAATATGTTTTAGAAACAGGAGTTTGAATTAAGGCAGTCGGAGGAAAACATCCGTGCCCTGTGCTCATATCTCCAAGTCTACTTACTGCTGGCATTATACTGTTAATCCTACATAGTATTGAAGTGAGTTTTTACCACTAGTCCAGTCATTCGTCACTGTTTTTGTATAAGTTTGAGTGGCTACAACTGTAGTTCCATCCATAGCCTTAGCTGTATATGTAAAAGTTTTAGATAAAACAGTACTAGCCTTGTATGATATCATTTGATAAAGTTTATCAACATCGATCTGATTAAACTTATTCACAATCGGAAATGTACCTTCTGGTGTTCTATATTTAATTGTATTATCAAACGAATCGACATAATATCCTGAAAGTGTGTCTCCAGAAATAGTAATAGTATTTGGATTTACCTGATCTGCAGTAATTACAACAGGATATGAAGTCATAGTCATATCATCTGTATAAGTTACAGTATGAGAAATATTAACATTCTCATTCACTGAACCTAAATCTGTGCTAGATGGAACCCATGCCATTACGCTGCTTTCGGAGGAATATCGCTTACTAATACAAACCCAGCTGGTATACCTTTTGCATCTCTCTTAAATGTTTTATCGTTCACCATTGTAAATGCCATCTTTCTTGTACCCTTAGGTTTGTAAGATGCGTGAATCCAAACAGAAGACGGATAACGATATTCAAGAATCAATTGATCGTAAGGAATTACTTTTTCTAGTGCTTGAATATATTCATAAGTTTTACCCACTTTATCTGGTAAAAGGATACCAATGTCTACAGCACATCCCTTTGGATGGTCAGAAGTCGCAGATTCAACTGCTCCAATCGCACCTCTTAAACGATATCCTGAGTTAATTCTCCATTGTGTTTTATATCCACCGATGCCACCTGGAAGAACATCAACTGCTGGCTCTAATAAGTTTTGTGCAAGATTTGCCATATTACACACAATCTCACCAACTGTATAAAGACGCTCTGGTCCATTTGGAGAATCTTTTAGCATCTGATCAACTAATTTATGTTTACCACCAACACCACCATCAATTAACATACCAAGAGTAAAATTCTTAGATAGACGATAGTCATTTGTGAATTCTTTAGTTGTGTAGATAATTGCACAATCCACGGAAACCTCTTTTGCGTTTGCTGCTGGTTTAACAATAGCTGGTGCTTCTTCTGCAGCAACTGGTGCTGGTGCACCGATTACACCTTCT